TCGGTATCTGATTCAGTGGATTGAAGTCCGTTCCGTTAATCTCAAAATAGTGTTCAAATAATAATGCATTACTTGATGTGTCAGGTAATGTAAGAGTTTTTGAATAAGGGGTTCTACGGTTTGTCAAATTGGTTAAATCTGACTGTTGAATAGTAAGGGTGATTGGAATATCTTCGAAGATATCCAGTCGTTGATATTGACCACTGATATTAGCTATTAAAGTAGTATCCATAGATTATTTACCTAATAGTTTGATATTATTCGAATAAGTGTATTGAAGTTCTAAATTGTATATTGTTCTGTTACCTTCTATTTTTCTTTCAAACTCGGTATTAAGGATATTAACAGGCCATAATCCACCATCAGATTGAATTTCATAAACCTCATTGGATGTCCATAATTCTTCCAACCACTCAAAAGTAGGTTGATTAACAAAACCAGTGTTAACCAATACGGTCTGAGCCATGTTAACTTCTGAATCTGTTAATCCACGTGAGTATTGTGTCTTATTAGGGTTGTTTGAACCCCAATCTATGTTCCACGTGGTATAGGTTTGTCTGTCAATTGCCATACCTTCGTATCGGTTAAACATCAAAGTAACGTAATCAAAATGTCCATATCTGTTTAGGAACATAAGTTGACGATGTTGATTTGATGAACGTGTACATTCACCCACTAAATTGAAGGTAAATATCTCTGAACAAGGGGTGTAACCTGAACAGTTACCCTCTACGTATGTTGTTGGATTTGGTTGTGGTATTAGTCCCATAATTTTAACAGCTTCCTAAATCAGTTAATGTTCCACTGTACTCAACAGAATCTTGACATGCACAGAACTGAACTTGTCCGTTTCTTGGTATGTATACAGATTGTTGGTTTCCTTCACAATCGATGTAATCAGCATAACCTGGTTCATAAGAGAATGCCTGAACTCTATAAGTTCTACAAGTACAGAATGGAATATCTGGAGTTGATGACGGTGTCGGCGTCGGAGTCGGTGTTGCGGAATAACATGAACCAACCAAAACAACCGTAACAGCAGATTCTGAATATGGTTCACTACATGAACATGTTTCGTATAAAACGTTTGGTTCAGCAGGGAACGATAATTCCACACCATTTGCACAGTTGGTAAAGAATACGGTAATAACACCTTCATTGGTATGGAAGATTGTGTATTCGGTACAACCTGTACATGGTGGAGTTGACGATGGCGTCGGAGTCGGAGTTGTCGTTCCTGACGGAGGAGTAGAACTCGGTGTAGGCGTCGGAGTGGGACTTGGTTGAATTGGTGATGTAGACCCTTCAAATACCCCATACAACTGAACAGTATATTGTGTAGTTCCTGTTGGCATGTTTGGTATGTTTTGAGGTCCTGCTCCCACATATAATGTGTTGTATGTTGTCCCTGAAATTGGGTCAATTAGATACATCGCAGGGTATACGTAATTACAGTCACTTCTTGGACCACCACCATTTGTTGTGATGTTATCATAGGTGTAACCAGTAATCTCATAACCCTGGTCATCATAGTATCGATAACGAACATAATATGGTTCAGATAACAATGCACCACCCAAGAAATAATTTGTAAATCCAAGTGTGTAGTAATCGGTCTCCAATAGGTCTTGTGTTCTTGGAGCGTTTGTTAAGAATAACCCACTTGTTGTTGGATTTGTTGATAGTGGAGTTCCTGACAATACAAATGGACCGATGTTGAAATCTTGTTGTGTTGCTCTACCATTAACACCCATTGTTGAACGGAATGTCTTGTGTAAACTTGATGGTTCAGCAGGTTGACCAACGGCTGTACCTACACCAGTGAAACCAGTAATACCACCCAATGGTGTATCAGAGTATTCATACCCTGTCTTTAAGAAATAAGAAATGGTCTCATCTGTTGATGGTCGTGAGAATGGGAATGTGGTGTGTGTATAGATTGGTGTGGTGTTCCAATACGACACAGGGTTATTCTGTGTGTATGTTTCCAAAATCTGTTGTAAATCGATTATTCCAAGTCCATAAGGGTTTGGGGTACACTTACCACGAAATACGTTAACACCATTAACAAATAGGTCATATACGAATCTGAATTTAAATGTTGTTAATGGATTATACGTATTGGCTGAAACGGTGAAGAATAGACCGTCAGATAATACTGGTTGAAATTGTTCTGGTATGTTAATATAACTTAAACTCATCTTCTTGTGATTGCTGTGTCCACGTTTGGACCTTTAACGATTATTCTTTTGTCTTCTAAAAGTTTATTTAAAAATTCAGAGGCATATTCTCCTAAATAGTATACAACGTTTTCTAACACTTGGTCAATACCTTTATCCACAAAATTAGTTTTATAGATACCATATTCACCAACCGAACGTTGTAATAAGAATGCTCTATCATCATTGGACATAAATCTTCCCTGTCTGTCTCTGAATTGAGGAATATTACGTTGTCTTGCCCATAACATAATCGCTGATAATGGTGGATACTTTGCCCCTTGTAATGCACCTTTTCTACCGTAGTTAACCCAATACCAATAGTCAGCATTTCCAAAGTCAACCACCAAGTTAAGTTCACCATCTTCCAAATCAGATTCATAATAAACATTAACAGAATTATATAGATTACCAGTGTTCACTCTGTCTGATAATTTTGGAAATCCAAATCCAGATACTGGTTTTAATCTACCATCATAACCTCTTGATGCACGAATCTTTCTCAATTCACCTTGAATTGAATTCTTAACCAATTCGGTAATTAATGTTTGTATTTCAGATTGTGTTAACATTAGTGAGATTGTCTTCCAAGTTTAGTTTGTAATTGTATCTGTATTGCCATATCTTAATATGTGTTTCTACCTAATGATGTTTGGAACGTGTTTATTATAGTTTCTAATTGCCCCATTTCACCCGAAGACAAACCATCTCCAAATGTCGTAAATTGATGTCTTCTTGTTCCTGATGTAATATTACCTCCGAAAGAGGGGATATAAGTTGGATTACCTAAAGGATTACTTGGGAAATCTTGGTTTCTTGTATTTGTATCAGTGGCAATATCACTACCATTTTTATTTAAAAACCAACTTGTAGAACTTTCCCTTGAAGCACCTATAAATCCTGTAGATGCCGACATTGTTGCTTTACTTACCGATTTCAACGATGAGGTCATATTACCAAAATAGCTTTGTCCACTATCAACATTATATTCAACACCTAATAAAACCCCTAAAAATCTTCCATTAAATAAAGTGTCAATATTACCAAACTCCATAATATAAACAGCACCACCAGTATAAGTTGAACCCGTAGTTCCTATGTATAAACTAAAGTGATTTGAGTCTAGATTATCGGTAGGACTAACTGCGGTATAATTTGTACTGGCTAATGAAGAACCATTAGAAGTTGTCCCCGAATAATCGTGTGTATAACCAACACCAAAAGTTATATCATAGGTTCCAGGATTCTTAGCGTTTATCTTGTTTGAGTTAGCAACACCACCCATATAAGGATACATTATTTTAATTTTGGAATATAAACTTGCCGATTTTAATGAAGTAAATAATGTATTTGTTGCTGCGGACATTGTCGCATCAACAGAACCTCCAGCACCAACAACCGCATTCAAGTAAGTTGTAGCATCGGGGTCAAGAGCAGGGGCTGGACTTGCCGATGGACTTGGGGTATTCGTAGGTGTAATTGACGGAGTTATACTTGGGGTATTCGTAGGTGTTATACTTGGGGTATTTGTTGGGGTATTTGTTGGGGTTTCAGTCTGCGTTGGTGTAGTCGTTGGTGTACTTGTATTAGTTGGAGTTTGTGTTTGAGTGTTTGTTGGTGTAGTCGTTGGAGTACTTGTATTAGTTGGTGTAGTCGTTGGTGTTGAAGATGGTGTATTTGTCGGAGTTTGAGTTACGGTTGGGGTCGGTGTTGCCGTAACAGGAATAGGTGATGCAGTTGGGGTGATGTAATAATCACATGCGTCAAGTGTCTCGAATACCACAAGATTAACATCCAATGCAACCCCTGCAACATGGTCTGACATACGCTCCAAGAATGGAATACCACCTGTTGGCAATTCCACATCAAATGTGTTATAGATTTCAGGGAATGTATTTTGTCCCCATTTGATATAAGATAAGAATCTCTTGGCTTCCAATGACATATCAGAGATGATATCTTTTTGGTTTGAGTAATCTGTATTGATGATATCAGCAAAGACCAAAGATAACTGCCATGTTGTTACTGACTCATCGTATTGAACTGACAATGGAACGACAAACATATATGGATATTCAACCACAAAGTTTTGTGTTTCACCAGAATTTGTTTTACCGAAGTCGACAAGGTTACCATAACCAAACGAATTGAGGATTGGGGATTGTTGTTGGAAATCCTCAAGGATTCCCATAATGTCGTGAAAAGTAATATAATTTTTCATCGGTTAATTTTCATTTCATTTTTTAATTTCTTTAATTCGTTTTGTTCTTTGGTAATACGGTCTTTAATAAGAGACGCAGTGTTCAGACATAAATACAATCCACTTTCATCTATTTGTTTAAACTTGGTGATGTCGTCATTTGAGAGTTTGTAAGTAAGTTCGAAGTAGAAACGGGCAGTAGCTTCGGATGGAGAAATTTTGGGAGAAACTTCCACGTCTTCATCAACAGGTTGTTCATCTTGTTCGTTCGTTCCAAAGAATTCTTTATATTTGAGATGTATTGACTTGATATAAGAAAAAAAAAATTGGAACATCCAAACCATATTTGGATTGGTACTCTTGTTAAGAATAGTTCTGCACGTTCCATAACTGTTGATGACTTATATGGTTCGATGGTATATTTGGTTCCCTTTTGTGTTAGAACTGGTCTGTACAATAGAGACATTATAACATGGATGTTATCAAAGATTTTATCTTTTGATGAGAATACTTCCATGTCAACCCACTGACCCCACTTAATATTTTTCCAATCATTTTCAAATCCATAGGTTACACCATCGAGTTCAAAGGTGAATGTCATTTTGTCAGTATCTTGGTTTATAACATTTTGTGTAATAAAATTCTCAATAAATTTTACATTATTCTTTGGTAGGTCTTTAATCTCATCAACTTCAACATCAAGATATAATGACAATAACTCTTCTGTGTTATTATATTTTATTGGGTTCTTCTGAATCTTCATAAATTTATCCAACGTAAGGTCTGGTTGGACTTTGATGATTCTGTCATCTAATTTTACTTCTATCATACTATTTTAAATTTATTTTCTTTTTTACCTATCTTCATTTGTAATACATAGCGAATACCGTCAAGGATATGATTATCTTTATCCACAGGTTCATCAAGATTGTTTAGGTTCTTATCTTGTTTCCAAACATAGGAATTAAGTTCATTTATTAAGTTTAATGATGTTGGTGTAATAAATAAATTATGTCTCTTAATTAAATCTATTCCGTGTAGGATTGACCCCTTAACGACACTCTTTGAATTTATTCCATTTCTCTTCATT